ATGTGAAAGTTGAGTGAGTTGATCCGTCTCTTGCTGTGTGTACCCGCGGCCGAGTGTCGCCACTTGCTCTTGTACGACCGCCGCCGCCGCCGCGCGGATCGCGGCCACCCGTTGCTCAGCGTCGCCGTCGGCGTTCGCCGCTTCGGCGAGTGACGAATACGTCCCGCCGAGGCGCGCCTGTGCCGCCGCTAGTTCTTCGCTCGCAGCCGTGACCGCGCGCTGCTCAGTCTCATACTGGACAAAAGCGTTGTAAAGCATCAGCACACCGCCGACCGCGGCCGTCGCCTGGAGCCCGATGCCGCCGAAAGCCGCGAGCGACTTCAATCCGACGTCAGCAATCTTCCCCGCCGCGCCACCCATGCTGCTCGCGAGTTCGCTCGCCTTTTCGGACAGCGCATGAAGCCCGCGGTTGCCCGACTCTTCGAGCCGCTCGACGGCCGTCTTGGTGCCTTCAGCAGCCGTCGCGATGCGCCCGATGGAGGCACTTGACGCCGTGGCGCTCGTACCCATCTTCGTCGCGCTCTTGTCAGCCGCGCCTCCGACCTCTTCGAGTTTGTCCGCAATCCGATCGAGTACCGCCGCCGACTCGGGTCCGCCGGGCGTACTGATCGGGATGACGAGGCCTTCAGCCATGAGGAGCCGCCCTGAGCGACCGGAGGGCCGCGATAAAGTCCGCGCGTGTCAAGTCTGGGATCACCACCGCGTCGGCGTCGGACACGCTCACGCCCTCGCTCGCGACGGTGTAGCGCACTAACTGAGCGACTCGCGCGACGAGCGACGATACGGCTGCGTCCGCCCCGGGCGGCGCGTCAATGTCCAGCACCAGCAGAGCGAGCCTTCGCGGCTGCTGCCCGGTCGCGTCTGTCGATCTCTCGGTCACTTGCGAGGCTCTCTCTCTGCCCGCGCGTCAGCGCCGCGAGCGCGATCAGATCAGCGTGCGTGAGCTGTCGGCCCAGCGCCTCGGCGACTGTAACACCCCAGTCGCTTGCGGCGATAGCGACCGCGGCCGTCACCTCGCGCACCCAGGGCGAGGCGCGCTCTAGGCACGCGAGCGGACATGTGCCCGTCGGTGCGATACCCGTCACCCGCGCGGCGTGCCGCTCCTCGCTCGCGAGATCCGGATCCAGCACCGCGGGCGGCGTGTGCCCGGCGGCGGGACAGCCCCACCGCCGTTGGTAATCCTGCGCGCCCGCTTCGAGCGCCGCGCGCGTGGCCTCGTCCTCGGCGCGGCTACCGCTCGACGGCGGCGGCGAGTGCGCAAGCTCCCGAAGGAGCGCGCACCCGCACTGCGCCCGTGTCGTCGTCAGCGCGCGAGCATCAGCCCAAGCGGCAAGAGAAAAGGGCTCACCGCGAGCGGCCCCACCTCCGCGCGCTGCACCACTACGGCCGCAATCTCTGTGACCGCCTTCGCGCCGTAGAGGTCCGCGATGTGGTCTAGCCAATCGTCGCTTGCGATCGACACACCTTTCGTCACCGACGTCAAGCCGCCGTGGTCGCTCGCCCGGTGCTCGACGCCGAGCGCGTCGGTGAACGAATGGCAAGCGATCAGCACGGCGTTCTGGGCGCGGCGGACACCCGCCGTGTCGAGCGCGAGCCGCATACCCGCGGAGGTAAGCGGCTGCACCACGAACACCGACGGCCGCGCGTCTGGGCGTAGAGGGAGCGCCTCCCTGTCGGCGTCGGAGCGGGAGCGCTCATAGGCCGACAGCCGCGCCGCCGCGCCGGGCGCGAGGGTGTCGAGCGCCGGGTCGCAGTTGGGCGACTGCTGCGACGTGGAGCCGACGAGCACTAGACGGAGGGAGGTAGAGGGATTCAAGCGGAGTCCTGACGTGGTGGGTGATCAGCCGAAGGCGACGCGGAAGGGCGCTTTGATGAAGTCCAGGTCGGTGAGCGTCTCGCCCGCGAGCGTGACGCTGGTGTCCTGGATGCCCTCAAGCATAAGCTCCATATGAAGTCTATCGCCAATCGTCGTCAGCTTCGGCTGAGCGACAAGCTGCGCGACGGGCAATTCCCAGATCCAGAACGAGGCCGTGACCCCCGTGCCGACCTTCTGGACAAGTACCATCTGATATGCAGTGTCGGCCGTGAAGGCTGCCGGGTAGGCGCTATCGAAGCGGAGCTTGATGCTCGCCTTGACGGCCGTTGGGCGGCCGCCCGTGGACACCACCGCGGCGACGGTGGTGAGTTGCCCGTTGCTAGCCGTTGCACCGGGATCGCGGACCATTTGCCAGTCGTTGCCGTAGTCGATCGTCGCGCCCTCGCACACCAGTCGAGTCGCACGCGCGACGGACGTGGCGAGGTACACCGACGGTGACCACGTGAAGGCTGGGCCCATCTCGTCGCTTGCGCTATCGGCGGTCAGCATCTGAGCAGACGGCCCGGTGAAAGCGGACGCCGTGAGCGCGAGGCTCATCGACGGGATTTTGCCGTACTCGGGTAAGTCGAAGGAGACGTCGCCATAGCAGCCGAAGGCGACGACTTGCGCCGTGGAATCGTTGACGAATGCTTGCGCCACGGACAGTGACGCCGCGTGCGTCTCAGCGGGCGAATAGTTGTAGAGGTTGCGGACGATCTTCCCCGCGGTCGCCGGAGCCGCGGACAGCGCGGGAGCGACTGTCAGCGCGTTCGTGCTGATGTTCGTGATCTTCGCCCACTCCATCTCGCTGTTGACTTCGACGAGAATAAAAGTCCCCTTCTTGAAGCGCGTCCCGTCGGTGACGTTGACCACCATGGTGGTGCTCGCCGTGCCGCTGATGATGTCGCCCTCGTCGGCGGCTTCCGACCCGAGCGCGTGGCGCAGGATGATCCGCGGAGTGAGCGACGCGAGGGCCGCTCCGTCGACAAGCTGGTCCGCCGTCTTCGTCGTCTTCAGCAGCATCTTCAGCGCGCCGATCTTCGATGCGATCCGCAGCCCGTGGACTGGGTGAATCGCGTCGAGGCGGCGGACGCGCTCGTCGCCGACCGGGAGCATTTCCTCCGCGAGCCCTTCGAGGATGAGCCCGTCGCCGAGCGGGAAGACACGCGTCGGTGCGTTCGGGAACACGCTCACAGGTAGCGTGCCGTAAGTGGCTTCCTCGGCGATGTACGTGGCCCGCTCGCGGCTGATAATGTTCGTCTGTGCCATTGCTTTTCTCTGCCGCGCGCGGCGGCGACGGTGACTACTTCGTGCGAGACATTACCACCAGCGCGCGGCGCATGGCGGCGAGCAGGTACCCACGCGCGACGCCGATGCGAAGGTCAAGGCCCATGCGCCGCTTGTGCGCGAGGTAGGGCGGCGATAGCTCGTGAAGCTTCATATCCGCGCCGCTGTTTGTGAGCCGGTCAACGTACACCGCGCGGATCGCGTTGCCGCCGACCGTGAACGCGTTGTGGAGCCCGAGCTCTTTGCCCGCCGCGAGGTTGCTCGCCGTCTTGGCAATGATCGCGTCCGCGGCGGCCTTCTTCACGCGCGCCTGAACACGGAGAATCGGCCGCGCGGGTTGGTGGTTGTCGGGCACCCCGGCGTCGAACCAGAGCAGGTGCGTCGAGTCCTCGTCTGGCAGCGTGAGGCGCATGGTGTACGAGCGCCCGATCTCGTCCGCGATCTCACGCGCGCGCTTCGCGATGGCCTGGGCGGCCTCGCGTGCGAGCCTCGACGCGGTGCTTGCGACGGTAGGCGCGGGCATCAGGGATCGTACGCGGTCGCGTTGTCCATCTGATACCGCAGCGCGTAGACCGTCGTCGCGAGCATGCGCCCTCCTCCCATATCCTCGATCGTCGTGCCGCCCTCGCGCACGCACGCAAGCGGCACCGGGTCAAGCACCGTCCCGCCTCGCAGGAGATCCGGATTCCCGAGCGCACGCTGTAGCCTTGCGCTGTCGTTCAAAGCGCGCTGCCGTGGCTGGTCAATCACCGTCGCCGCCGACTCGGTGCCCGAGAGCACCAGGAAGTCGGTGACGGCGTTGCCGTACGTGACGGCGTTGCAGATAGCGACTCGCGCCACGCGGTGCTGCGGGTTGTCAATCGGGTTGTTAATCGTCGGGTCGTCGGCGTCCGCAAGCCACTCGACGAACACGGCGCGGTCGAAGTCCACGCTCGGATACGTGGTGTCGCGCAGCGGTGCGTTCATACGCGCCTGACGGAAGCGCCCGACGGGTATTGACTTCGCCTGCGCGTCGGAGCCGAGCGAGCCGTTGGCTCCGCGGCCGTTGACCATGATGTCGTAGAGCCGCCCTTCGAGCGTCGCGAATGCACTCGTCACTGCGCCGTCCTCCGCACCGTCAGCGTGACTTGATGCGGGCGCGCGGCGTCCACGTCGGTGAGCTCGAACCGCTCGCCGCCGTCGCTAAACTCGTCGCCTGCAAGGAAATAATAAATGCGCGTATCGCTTGCGCCCGGTGGCGAAAGCTGATCGACGGTGTACCCTCCGCCCGTCGTCGCGAGGGTGATCGGCCCGATACGGTAGGTGCCCGCGATGAGACGGCCACCGCTGATCGCGGAGTTGCCGCCGCCGAAGTAGCCGGCTTCTTCGCCCGCCGGGACCACCTTCGGGCGCGGCGAGAGCACCAGCGTGGATGTGCTCATCAGCGTGGACGTGCTCACCTGAGTCGGCCCGCTCCATGTCTCTACGATCACAGAGACGGACACCGAACGCACGCCCGAGCGCTCAGCCGCACGTCGGCCCGTGAGCGCGGCGTTGCGGTGCGCGAGTCGCGCGGCGAGGTTGTCCGCCATGGCTAGTACACCTCGAAGGACGTCGAGCCGCGTGAGAAGGCGCGCCCGGCGTTCAGCACGTACGAGATTCCGCACGCGCGTGCGAGCCTATCGCGTAGCTCCGCGCGCCGCGCGAGTAGCGCCTGGGCGATCGTCTGCTCGCCCGAGCCGCCGAACCATTGGACCTCATCGACGGCCCTGAGCCCGGCGCTCGCCGTGGCGTCCTGCTCCTGGTCGTCGAGCGACGCGAGATCGGAGAGCAGCCCGCGCACGATCGTCAGCGGTGACTCGACCTCCACCGGGTACGTGCCCGAGTGCAGGCGACGGCAGACGACAGAGATGCCGCCGCCGGTGAGGGCGCGGACGGTCACCACCTCGCGCGTGCCGTCCACGTCGAGCACCACACGCGACGACGCCGCGAGCCCGGTTAGGCTCGTGAGCACGAGCACCGCTGCGCCCGGCGCCGTGACGGCCGTCGACGACGTGGTGGGCGCGATCGTCGACGACACGACGTGCTGCTGGATGATGTCGTAGATGGCGCGGATCGACACGTAGGGGATCGCCCCGATGTCGAGCACGTTATCCAGGACTTCGGCTTTGATGCGCGAAATCTCATCCTGGCTGAGTGTCGTCACGGCTTGCTCCTAGCGATCTGCGCGGTGCCGTCCACCTCATTGATGATCGACGGCGTTACTGTATCAGCATGGCGTTTGCCGATGTGTGCGGCCGACATATTCGCACGGCTCTCGGCGCTATGAACCCGGCCCTTGTGAGCCGCCGATATCTTGGCCTTTGTCTCTGGCGAGCGCGGGCCGCGCGTGCGCCCCGCCGCAGCGGCCGACAGCTTCGTGCGCGTTGCTTCTGATACTGGCGGTTGTGGGCGACCGGAGTGTGCGGCTCCAATCTTCGCGCGTGTCTCTGGCGAGAGTTTCCGCCCGCAAGCCGACTCGCTCATTTTTGCGCGTGTCTCTGGCGTGACGATGCGCCCCACCATAGACGCTTGAAGATTGGCCCGATGCTCAGGTGAGCGCGTGCGCCCCTTCAAAGCAGCGCTCTGTTTCGCGCGTGATTCGAGCGTTGGGCTGCGACCTCGCGTCGGAGCTGACACGTCTTGTGCTTGGTTGAAGCATTGTCGACCGTAGAGCGCGGTGACCATCAGTTGTTCGAGCCCAAGACGCAGGCTGTAGTCGGGCTCTGCCTCCATCATCTCGAACACCAAATCGTCGACCCCATACTTTCGCGCGTGCGCTTGAAGGTGGGAGTTCGTGTGATGCCCGGTCCTAAGTCGGCTGCGGTGGTGCCGCCAGCGTAGGACGACGTTGACCGATGAGCCGACGTAGACCTTGCCGGTCAGTCGTGAGGTGATGGAGTACACCCCCGCAGACTCTGCCTTGATTCGGCCAATCTCGTCTTCGCTCAGCGTTGCCATGCGGTGTCCCTTCGATCAGAGCGGAGCGGAGGCGAGAGCGGCCGCACGCGCGAGAGTGTGAGCCCTCGCGCGTGCGCCTAGTGGGCTACCAGATCTTGCCGCGCGGGATGTACCGCGAAGTGACCGTGGTGGTGTCACCGACGACGCTCGCGCCCGACAGCGTCGCGACGGCGCGAACCTGCTGGAACGAGTAGGCCGCCATGGGCACCGCAAGGGCGACGGTCCCGGAGGCGCTGAGCGTCACCGTGGCCACGTTCGAGATGTCCTTGATGGGCACCCAGGTGGTGCCATCGACGGAGCCCTCGGCGCCGAAGGTGGCGACGATGGAGCCCGTGACGATCGAGCACGCGCAGTCGAGGATCAGCGTACCGAGTTGATACACGTCCGACTGGAGAGCGACGCCCGTGCGCTTCGTGCCGTTGGTGCTCGTGAGCACCGGCAGAGAGGGAGCGGCGATTCGTTGAAGAGCCATGGTGTTCTAGTCCTCTCGAATCAGCAGGAGTGGACGTTGACCACGAAGCGGTTATCGAGCATGGCCTCGCCCTCGTAGGCGATCCAGATGACCTTCGCGGTTTCGCCATAGTTGTCGTCGGCCGACGCGGCCGCGCGACACGGGCCGCTCGACACGCGGCCGAGAGCGCCCGGGCCGAACATGGCGCCGTGGTCGATCGGACACGACGCGCCGACGGTGCTGCTGTCGATCGTCTGCGTGTTGCTCATGTAGACGTCGATGCCCGCGATCGAGCGCACGAGCGACTGAGAGAGCGGGTTGATCGGGTTGAGCGCCGGAGTGAAGGGCGCCTGCCGCACGAAGTCCGGATCTGTCTGGAGCTGGCGCACCTGACGCGGCGAGAGCACCGCGATGAACTGCCCGTTGGCGAACCTTTGGACGTTGTTGAGCGTCAGCTTCTCCTGCATCTGGAGCAGCGCCTGGAAGTCCATGGAGCGCTGGCCCGCGACGGTGCCCGCCGGGAAGGCGCCCGCGTCGGTGGTGAGCGCGCCGTTGGGATCACCCGGGAAGATGATCGTCGAGCCCGCGTCGAACAGCGAGCCGTAGACGCTGTCAACGAACTTTAGCCGATCGCGGTAGAGGTCGATGCCCACGATCGAGGCGATCGAGTGCACGCCACGCTCGGCGTCGAGGCGGTCGATGGCGCGCGGCGCGACGCGGCTGTTGACCGAGTCGTAGGGCCCGGCGCGGCGAGCGATGGTGATGGACACCTGCTCCTGCGTGAGGTCCACCGGGACCACGCTGATGGACTGCGACGCGGCGATGGTGCGCGCGGCCGCGGTGTACCCGCCGCCGCTGAAAACAGGGCGGTTCATGCGGATCGTATGACCGGGCTTGCCCGGCGCGAGTTCGTCGGACACGACGATCGCTTCGGCGTAGGGCATTTGCCCGGCGATGATTGACTGCATCAGCTGGAACTGGAGCGCGGCGGGACCGACGTCGGGCGCGCTGCGCTCGGCGGTCAACCCCATGTCACCGACGCGGCGGAACTCGGCGTTCATGTCGGCGAGGTACACGAGCTGCGCGTAGAGGTACTGCGGCTCTGGCTGCCGCAGCATGACCGCACTGGTGCGATCATAAAATTCATTCGGGAGCGTGACGCGTGAAACGGACATTCGGATGACCTGTGCGAGTCAGCGCTCGCGACGGAGTGAGAGACGATCAGGACGGACGTAGAGCCTTCGCGCGGGCGATGGCCGGGCCTTGCGCCGAGAGGTGTGCGGCGGCCATCATGTGCGCGCCGCGCGACTGGAGATCCTCGTACCGCGCGAGGGCCGCGGCGTCGGGATTGACCGGCGCTGCGGGCACGGGCTGCTGCGCCGGGACGGCAGTGGACGCGCCGACCGGGAGCACCGACGTGGTGCCTCCGAGGCCGTGCGCGCGCATGGCCGCGAGGGTGTCAAGCTGCCGCGCCGGGCTGTCCCCAGCGATAGCGCGGACTGCGTTGCGGAGCGCCTCGGGAGCCTCCGCGAGCACGCTCGCCGCGTGGCGTCCGAGCACCGCCGACGACTCGGCGGCGGACGCTTCGAGCGCCGCATACCGAGGATCGACAGGTGCCGTCTGGAGCTTCGGCGAAGCGTACGGGTTGAGCACCCGCGGCGCGGCGACGACGGGCGCGACGGGAGGCACCACGGGCGCGACGACGACGGGCGGCGTAGCAGCGGCCACAGGCACCGCAACGGCGGGCGTGGCGATATCGGTGGTCGGTGCGAGAGGCGTAATCGTCGGGTCGCTCATGATGCTCCTGGTGTCAGCCTACCGGCATGGCCGGAGGCGGTGTAGACGGGCGCTCTTCGGCGGCCTCCTCGGCCTCCTCGACGAGCAAGTTGGCCTTGAGAATATCGGCAGCCTTGAGCACGCCGCTATCGGTGCTGCCGTCGGTGGACACCACCTCGAAGGTGACGTCGCCGCTCTTGTCGAAGGTGAACGTGCTCGACTTGAGCGCGCTTACGTCCACGCCCGCGAGCGACGCCAGGACGACCACGGTTTCGTGGACGTTCGCGACGCGTAGCGCCTCGGCGCTGATGGCCTGCTCCGGGTTCACGCTCACGCCTCGGTGTACGCGCAGGTGACGGCGTACGGGCGGACGATCGTCACGGTGGCCGACGACGCGATGGTGCTGTCGGTGGAGCCGGTGAGGTAGCCGTCCGACTTCGGCGTGATGGTGATGGTGCTCGACGAGATCGCGGCGGTGATGAAGCCCGCGTGCGTCACCTCGGTGAAGGGCGCGGCGAGGAGCTGCGTCGTGAGCGCCTGCGAGATGCTCGCGGTGCGGACGGTGACCGTCTTGCCGTTGCGGACCTTGTTCTGGATCGCCGTCGCGAGGTTGGTGGAGAGCACGTCAGTGCCGCCCGTGACGACGACGCCGCCGTTGTCGAAGTAGACGGTGGCGCGCTTGAGGTTGCCGATTGCGGCGGCGCGAGCGTCGTCGTCGCCACGCTCGATCTGAACATTCTGGACTACTGCGGTGACGGTGGCCATTCGAGATTCTCGTGCCGCACGCGGCGGCGATAGGGACTTACTTCTTCTTCGCCGACACGGGTGCGGGAGGCGGCGGTTGCACCACCTGCGGGCCGTACCACAGCACAAGTCGCGCCCCGGCGCTAGTCCCTGCGACCTCGCTCGAAATCACGGTGTGCCCGTCGAGTACCCGCAGCGCTTCGAGGTCCGCGGACACCCGTGCCGCGTAGCTCTCGCCGGATAGATACGCGAGCACCACCGCGGAGTCAGAGACACTGACGACAGGGACGTCGTCGGGAGCGCGAGCGGTGAGCAGCGCGTGGAGATCGAGGGAGTGTGGGATCACTTGAGTTTGACCTTTCCGAAATCTTGGACGCGTGCCGCGAGTGCACCCGTCCGGACGCCGATGGGATTGCGGCCGTAGCCGTCGCGCTTCTTCGACTTCGCATATGCGGGAGTGAGCGCGGTAAGCCGCTCGTCGCGGACCTTGTGCGCGAAGCGGCGCACGATCCACCCGAGCGCCGACTCCGCGAGCGACGCCTTGAGCGTCTTCATGGTCGGCACTTTGACGGCATTCTCGAAAGCGATTGTCACCTCCGCGACCATGTGCTTGCGCATGGTGGGAGTAGTCGCCGCGAAGTCGCGCCCCTGCGCTTTGAGGATGCCGATGAGCTTGTCATACGTCATGCCCGAGTAGTGGATACCCGGCACCTGGAGCGCGATCTCGACACCCTTCGTGGTGTCCCGGATCGTGCGGGTGATCTCGCCGCGCTGCGCACTCCGCTCGCGCTCCGTCGTGCCCGTGCGCTGCGGTTGTGTCGCGCCGCGCACTTGCTCCGGACGCGCGAGCCGCGTCGGCGCACCGATCCGGCCGGAGTCGTTGAAGACGGCCATCAGCCGGCGTCACCAGTCGATGCGAAGAAGCTCCGCCCGACCTCGCCCATGATCGCCTCGGCCTCCGCGGCCGGGAGCCGGAACGCGGCCTGGAGCAGCGCCACTCCCGACGCACGCGGTAGCTGCCCGTTCGAGACGGCAGTCACCGTTTCGAGGAGCGACGACACCTGCGCGCCGTTCAATGCCGTCGAGGCCACGTCAATCTGCGGCGCGGCGTCCACCGCGGCGGGCTCGTCCCGCAGTGCGCCGAGCGTCGCCGTCACGGCCGCGTGCGTGTCGGCGCTGTCGGTGTCGATCGCGTCGAGTTCGTCGGCTAGGACCGCGGCACCAGTCAGCGGCGCTAGCATCTCCACCGCGCGGCGGCGCGAGAGCACGCGGCCATCGACGCCCTTCGTGGCGGCGTCCACCGCGGCACTGATCTCGGACCACGACGGCTCGAAGTACTCGCCCCAGGTGAGCGCGACCGGCGGTGCGTTCCACGTCGGGACACCCGCGGCGTCGGTGGCCCAGCACCGGGCAAGCGCCGGGAGCGCCGCCTCCCACGACGGGAGCCGCACGCCGTCGCGAGCGGCCGCGCCACCCGCGCACAGTCGGAGCAACTGGTCAACGATCTCCGCGAGCGCCGCGCCGTACTCGACGCGCAGGTTGTCCGCCGTGTCAAGCTGCGGCCCGTAGAGCAGCGCGAGGGCGCGCGCGCTAACGTCGCCCGAGCCCATGGCCGCAGGGTCCACCATGACCACGCCGAGCGCGTCAGTGGTCACTCTCATAAGTCTGTCAAGCGCCTGAGTGATGATGTTCGCGCCCGCGCCCGTGGACTCCAACATCTTGGCGTCGGAGCCAACCGCGAGATCCCAGATCTTACCCGGTGCCTTCTGGACCACGGCCTTCGGCGCGCCGCCGAGCCACCCTGGGAGCACACTATTTAGATATGAGAAACCGCCGTGGGACTCGCGGCCCTGCGCGCCCATGGGCATAGCAGGACGGTCGGCGTCAACGCCCGTGCGCACTAACTGCGGGTCGCCGTTGTACAACGCGTTTCGATAGAGTTGCGACAGCTCCATGTCGATCGCGTCAAGCTCATCTTCGAGGCCCTCGGCGAGCGCGTGCCCGTCGATCGAGGAGCCCTCCTCGACGGCCTCGCACATGGAGCGCGTCCACACTACCGGGACGAATGCAATAGGCACCTCGCTCGCGACCGGCACCGCGCTCCAGTCGAAGCCCTCGTCCGCGAGTCGCTTCGCCGGTATCGTCTGGTAAGCGCGGTCGTACCCGCCACCGATCTCGCGGCGATAGACACAGAGCACGCCTTGTGCGTCGGGACACTTGTACTGGATCACCAGACGCGTGATGCAGCCCGAGGCGTCACGCGTCGGCGTGCACCACTTGGCCGGGAGGATCTGCACGCACGGCTTGCCGTACGCGAGCGACTGCACGCACACCGCGGAGCCCGTCTTCAAGCCCTCGATCAGGTACGCGCGGAACCTCACCGGGAGGCGAGCGGCTGCGACGGCCTCGGACGCGAGCGCCTGGAGCGCGGCGTGCGCCGTCTCGTCGAGCGCCACACGATAGCCGCCCGGCTGCACGCGCACCGCCGGGAAGCTCCGCTCGCCCGCCACCATATGCGCGAGTCGCATGCCCGCGCTCCGTGCGAGCGACGCCTGGACGGCGGGCGCGCGGTCGCGGAGAGGAACCGAGGTGTCCCAGAACGACGGCCGCGGATCGAGGCGGTGACGCTGCCCATTCCAAATCGCCTCCAGTCGATTCAGAGTCCAATAGCGCTCGGACTCGCCGAGCGCCGCAGCCTCGCGGGACGTAGTGGCAGCGGCGACGGTCGAGGCATTCGTCAGCATGAGGTTGACGGTCAGCGTCGCATATGGGCCGCTCAGTCGCAACCGCTAGAAGTCGTGGTCACTCTCACGCAGCGGCGCGCGCTCGCGCTGCGGCTCGACGACGAGATCCGTCAGCGCCCACACCAGCGCGTCGAGGCGATCGGGTGAGCCGCGCGACGACGACGGTTCCCACGAGGTGAGCTGGTCCTCCAGCCGCGAGAGCACACCGACGTGCACCACGCGGCCTTGCTCGTACAGCGCGGCGACGGGCTCGGCGCGCACCGCCTTGCCGCGGCTCGCGTGCACCGTGCGGACGGGCGCGGCAGCGTCGACCATGCGTAACACCGACGCGACCATGTCGCCTCCGTTGTTGACTTCGGCGACGATCCGGTCCGCGCGGTGCGTGCGGTACGCGGCGACGGCGACGTGCGCCCACTCCGTCGGCGCGTAGCGCCCGCTTACGTCCGCGAGCACATAGACGCGCCCGTCGAAAGCAAGCCCGGCGACGACGATCCCTGTCTCGTCGCTGCCTTCATGCGACGTCACCGCCGGGTCGATTGCCACCACCACGCGCTGTAGCGGCGGCGCGACGGCGGCGCGGCTGCGGTCGATCATGGCCCACGTCCAGAGCGCGCCGGGAGCGTCGGTGAGTATCTCGCCGTCGAGCTCTTGACGTCCAAGGCGAGTCGCGCCGTAGCGCGCGGTGAGCGCGGCGACGACACCGGGCGCGAGGTTGCGGGCGTTGTCCGCGGTGCGCCCGCGGGTGATCCGCGTCGTCGGCGACGAGGCGAGCGCGCGCACGATCGGCGTCGGGCGCGGTGTCGTCGTCACCACCACGCGCGGATCGGAGCCGAGGCGCAAGCCCATCTGAAGCTGATCCCACGCGTCGGGATATCTCCAGGCCGCTAGCTCGTCGCACCACGCCGCGTCGTGCTGCGGGCCGCGCAGCTGGTCGGGCTCCTCGGCGCTGTACGTCGTCGCGATCGCGCCCGACGGCCATGTCAAGCGGCGCTTCGACGGCTCCCACACCGGGCGCTCGTGCGCCGGGCAGCACGCGAGGATCCCTGACTCGCCCTCGATCAGCACGTCCCTAACGTCCGCTGCGGTCCTCGCCACCAGGGCGACGCGACGCGCGGCACCCGAGGCGATGACGGCGCGTACCCACTCGGCGCCTGTGCGCGAGTTGTGCGTCGGGATCATCGACTGGCCTGCGAGGAACAGGTGCGACGGAGCATCGACTGTGATGCAGCGCACCGGCACTGACGGGACCGGTGTCACAGACGCAATGAACCGTTGCGCCGTCCTGCCCATCTGCGCGCGATCATTGCGAACGCGCTCCGCCTTGCGCTGGAATCGGAACACCTGACGCCGCGGAGTCCAAGAGATCCGCCAGCGCCGTCCTACTTCGCGGCCGTCAATCTTCGCCGCGCTCTCGCTGATGGTTGCCTTGAACCCGAGCGAGACGACGACCTCGAAGGCATCGAACGCGAGTGGCTTGTGCGTCAGAGTCAACTCAGCGTTGCCGTTACGCTCGATGTGTCCGTCGGTATCCATGAGCCCTTGCAGAAGAGCCATGCGCTGCTCGGCGGACGCGCGCTTGTAGGCCATCGGGATGTGCTTGTTCGAGAGCACGCCAAGCGCCCGAAGCGCGCTGTGGATGCTGCCGTTGCCAGACATTCTCCCGCGCTCATCGCGTGCGTAGGGGCGCGTTCCAATCGTCCATCGACAGGCTGCCGACTTGGGATCTTTCTTGGCGACGCCGCAGTGCGTCCCGTCCGCCATCAGCAGTGCCCTAAGCTCATCCGCGTCGCTCATGCCCTGGGTGATCGTGGCGGACTTTGAATCGCCGTCTCCGAGCCAGACGCCGAACGTGTACGGTTCGACCGGGAGCGCAGCCGCGGAGAGTGCCAATGGTGCTGTGACGGTCACCGCGTGGTTGCGCTCCTTGCCGCAAAAGAGCGTTGCGGCAATCTCACGCGTCGTACGCACTATCGGCCTTGCCGCACCGCCACGAGCTTTCGCGCGTCGCGCGGACCTGTCTGATGTCAGCCACCGATGATCCGCGTCCGCGATGATCGTCGAGCCGTCGTCGAAGCGAACGGCGAAGCACTCGCGCTCGTGCTGAACCTCCGTCGCAAACGTTACGCGCGTAGGTGTCCCGTTCTCGTCGAACACCTCATCGCCGACGCGGAGTGCTCCCATCGTCGACCATCCCGTCGGCGTAGGAATTGGCGTGTCGAGCGCGAGCGCTTTCCCCCACCCCCTACCGGCGAGGATCAACCACGTCCGCCACTCACCGACGGGCGGCAGTTGATCCGGCCGCGCCCAGAACGGCCACGCCGTGAGCAGCGCCGTCGCCGCTGCTGGCGTCAACGACGACAGCACCGACTCCCGCTCCTGCGGCGTCAGACAGGCGAGCGATTCGGCGGCGGATCTCGTCGACAACAGCAACCTCCGTGACCTCGTGCCGCTCGACGTGGTCGCCCTTCGCGCGGTGCTCTGCGATCTCGGCCTCCCACTTCGCGCGCCGCGCGTCGGCCTTGCGACGGCGATCCGTGACGCGGTGGTCGATCGCCCACGCGGAGGCGCGCCAGTCGCTCTCGCCCGCGGCGGTGACCGTCGCCATCAGCGCGGCGGTCGCCTTCGCGTACTCCGCGTGCGCGTCGGTGACGAGCGCCTCGATCTCGGGCGACGGCGGCTCACCGGCACGACACGCGGCGACCCACCGATACCAGACGCCGCGGCCGAGTCCGACGGTGCCGACGGCCGTGTCGAACGTGGAGCCGCCGCGGAGCGCGTCGAGCATGCCGCGGAAGCGCGGATGGTAATCGACGCGGGCGACCATCAGGACTCCGCGCGCGGCGACTTCCGATCGCTCACCGCGCATCCTCTGGCCACCGCACGCCCCAGCGTCGGCGCTCGTGCCGCGTCACGGCGGCGAGCTCGGGCATCGACGTGACGGCGATCACCACGCCACCGACGGCGATCCGGTACTCCCGTCCCGCGTCGGTGTGCGCGTAGCCCGCGAAGGCGTCCTGCGCCGCGTCGCGGATCTCGCCCCATGCGGCGACCTGCTCGTAGTCCCTGTCCTGGCGCGGCGTCACGAGCACCACCCTGAGCGCACTCGATGCCCGGCGTCAAGAATCCCACCGCTGCGACTCGACGCGGAGCCACGCCCACCCGCCGTCGTCGGGCTCGTCGGCGACGGTGCGCCGCGTCGGCGACGGGAGCGGCGCGTCGTCGTCGGCGGGCGGTAGTGTGTCTCCGGGTGGAGATACCGTGGGACCGAAACCCCTATCAGAAGAAGAGTATCTGAAAGGGGTTTCGGTCCCATTGGTATCCTCGCTCGGACATATCGTGGGACCGAAACCCCTATCAGAGACACCCACATGTGCGCTCGTGTCTGTCTCTGTCGCAGGGCAGAGCACACGCACGGCGGCTGCGACGTCCGGCGGCACCTCCCGCTCGCCCGACTCATAGCGCGTCACCGTCTTGCGGGAGACGCCTAGCAGCCCCGCCAGAGCCTCCGCTGTCAGCCCGAGGGCGGTTCTAGCGGCGAGCACCTCGGCGGCCCCTACGGCGCCTTCAGCGCGCGCCGGTCGCCCGACGGGGAGCACGCGGACGTCGACGGCGCGCCCCTGCCACCCGGACGGCGCGACGGTGCCGACGTGCAGCTGTCGCCCTGGTCGCGCGCGGTGGACGGTGCGGAGTCGGCCGTGCGCCTGGCCGAGCTCGGCGCCCGCGAGCGCGTCGAGGCGGCCCTCGACGTCGAGCCCGAGGTAGGTGGCCTTCACCCGCTCCACACCCAAGTTGGGGCGCGGGTCCATCAGCGTCAGGGTGGCGTCGCAGTCGGCCATGTGGTCGAGCCCTTCGAGTGCCTGATAATGTCCGAGCACGTAGCGCCCCTGCCACGTCGCGAGGATCGGCGCGAGGTGAGCGCGCGCCCGTTCGAGCGACGCGGCGGTGCCACGGCACGCCTTCCATACCTTGCGCGGCGCGGGGTCGTCGGGCGCGAGGGTGTGCGCGATTGCGGCTTCGATCACCTGCGGCGCGATGAGCCCGACGGAGCGCGTGGCGCCGCCCTCCGAGAGCCACGCGATAGCCCACCGCAGCGCGGGGAGGATTGCGGTCCAGTCGGGCAGTCCTCGCGGGAGCCACGTCGAGCGGCTCGCGCGTGCGGCGAGAATGGTGCGCGCGATTGGTGCGCCGTCGGGGACGCGGAGCGCGGTGACGGGCGGTGCCCACCCGAGGATCTTTGTCAACGCCGGAACGTGCAGCGCGACATCTGCGTCCAGAATCACTACGGGGCCAGCGTGTGCGAGGGCGGCGGTGAGTTGGCCGTTGACGCCGACGACGATTGCGGCGCGGTCGTCGTCCTCGCCGTCGAGGGCGGCGGCATAGGGCGCGGTGCGGAGCAGCCCCTCGGCGGGCGCGACGGCGGTGAGGCCGCGCCACAGGAGGTCGAGCACGCGCGACGCGGCGCCGAGCTCAGCGGCTCGCGCCGCGTTGACGCGGGCGACGGCGAGCGCGCTCCACCGGATCGGCGGCGCCTTCGAGCGAGCGTCTGGCCGGATCGCGCCCGCGGCGGCGTCGAGCACGGCGGCGGCGGTGCCCTCGATCCCGGCGGCTTCGAGGAGGTCGGGCGACACCTCGTGAGCGAAGGCCTCGACGGCGTGGTGCAGGTAGGTGAGCCCTTCGGTGGCGACGGGCATGGTGAGCCACCGCCGCCACGCGTCGAGCGCGGGCGCGATTGCGACGGCGTAGGCCGTCACGAACTGATCGAGGTAGCGCACCGCTCCGTCTACCTGATCGAGCGTGACGCGCTCGGTGAACAGCGGGTCGCCGGGCTCGTCCACCACCAGCGTGCCGGAGGTGCCCGCGTAGCCTGAGAGCGCGGACGCGAGGCCGTGCACACCGACGACGAGGTTGGCGTCCGGCGCGCCCTCCTGCCCGGCGTAGGCAGGGCAACGCGCGCGCTCGGGGCACGGGTCGCGTCCGCGTCCGTCGCAGAGTTCTTTGCTCACCGACTGCCCGCCCGCGGCGAGCGGCCCCGCGGAGTCGGAGTAGATACACGTCAACGTGCCGTCGGGCTGTGTGTGCGAGGTGGGGGAGTAGATTCGCAGCGAGCGGCCCGGCAGCTTCGCCGCGATCTGCTTGCCCAGCTTGTGCGTCGGGACGCTGATCGCCATGCGCGAGCCCGGCGCGGCGCGGCCCTCGATCGGCGGGAGCGTGGCCGCGTGCGCGAGCACGGCTTGCGTTTTGCCGGTGCCGGGCGGCGCGGCGATACAGGTAACGCCGTACGCCTCGCGGATCGCGTGCGTGATCACCACGCCCGCGGTCGCGGCGGGCACCTCGACGCCTGGAGCGGCGTCGATCTGCGCGCGCACGGCGACGGCCTCGGCGGTGGCGGCGACGCCTGCGAGGTGCAGCGCGAGGCGCTCGGCGACGCCCACGAGGGGGACGCCCTCGCCCGCTGCGGCGGTGAGCTGGTCGATCACCCGCGCCTCGGCGGCGGTGCGACGGGTGGCGTAATCGAGCGCGTCGGCGACGCCGGGATAGTCGGCGCGCAGCGTCGCGTATCCCGAGACGGTCTGCCCGGTGGCGTACCGCGTGACGGTCGTCGTCGCGAGCGCGGTGCGGTCGTCGAGCAGGTAGGCCCACGCCGGGTCGACGAGGTGGGCGCGGCCGACGACGGCGGGGACGTACTCCAGCGGGCAGCCGCGCGAGCACAGCGCCCCGGCGAGCGCGAGGTAGCAGCGGCGCCAGTCGCGAATCACGGTGTCACGAATCGCGGCGCCGACGGCGTCGGCCACCGGGTGCCACTCGGGCGGCGAGTCGGCTGCGACGGCCGGGAGCGCACCGACGGCGTCAGCGCGGACGATCACGCGAGGGAGCACGCCGCCGCGGGCGACGCGTGCCGGGAGCGAGCGCGGCGGCGGTGCCTCGATCGCGCGGAGCCGCGAGAGGTCCACGAGATCAGGGTCGCGGCGCTCGCCCTTGTACGTGCACCGGGCGACGCGCATCAGGTGTCCCCAGTCCTTGCACTCCAGGGCCGACGCCCACGCGCCCTCGGCGACGAGTTGGTGCAGCCACGCGAGGAGGCGCGGCTCGGCCTCGTCGACGGGGAGCCACGTCGTGAGCGGCTGGAGCAAGCGGTAGCCCTTCGGTGAGAGGTAGAGCCCGCACGTCGCGAGCGACGGCGCGGAGGCCCACAGCGCGTCGAAAGCGGCGCGCGTCTCGGGCGTCCAGGGCAGGTGCCCGGGCGTGTCGATGTCGGCGATAAAGCCCGTCTGAAGCGCGTCGAGGCCCTGCGATCGCAGCCACGGGAGCGACTCCTTCGAGACGCGCGGTGTAGCAGGAACCGGCACACCCTGACGGCACACGACGTAGCCCGAGACGAGCGCTCCGGTGCGCCACGTGCGGCCACCCGCGGCCTCGGCGAGCGTCGTGTGTGTCTCGGCGCGGACGTCGTGCCGGTTGCCCTCGGAGCCGCGCGGCTCGCGCCAGTCGGAGGTATGCACCGTGCAGCCCTTGCGGGCGCAGCCCGCGGACGGGACGCCGGGCGAGTGGAGCGTCATGACGCGCTGGTCGCTGATCCACATGAGGGGCGTGTCGAGGTCAGCGGGCCGCATGGAATTCTCGCTTGTGCTGTACCGCGCGGCGCACCGTTTCGGCGGCGTCGGTGGCGTTCTCTTCGAGCGTGCGCGAGGCGTCGAGGCGCAGCGTCAGGGCGACGCAGCCGAGCGCGGTCATGCGCTCGCGCCAGCGCACCTGCTCGGGTGTCTCGCGGGTGCGCGCGCCCTTCACTTCGAGCTCTACGCGCCAGCCCTCGGGCGCGACGACTCCGGTGAGGTCCGCGGCGCCGACGGGCGCGCACTCCACCCAGGTCCCGCGGTCGGTGCGGAGCTTCCCGGCGGGCTGACGCCAGAGCGTGACGCCCAGGCGGGCGGCGGTGATTGCAACGCGCAAGGCGTTCGAGAAGTCCTGCTCTGATAGACTCATGGGGTCACCGAGGGGCGGGGATAATAGCGCCGTTCCAGGTCGCTGAACGCGGGCCACGCGCCGAACTTTTCCTTGTAGCGGTGACGCGCCGCGCCCACCTTCCAGCCGCGCGAGGCGGCCGTCGCCACGGTGCCTTCGTACCACGCGCGGCGCACCGCGACGGGGAGCGTGGACGGCGGCACTACCTGCACGAGCGCGCCGTCTACCGTCTCAATCTCCTCGCGCGGCGGCGCCTCGAACACGTGCCCGCACTCCGGGCACACCAGCGTGCCGGTGGGGAGCGCCGCGTAGCACGAGGGGCAGGTCTTCACCGGCGCCGCGCCCGCGCGCTTCTTCTTCGATTCGAGGCTCCACTCCTGATCGTCCTGTGGGAAGCCGTGCGCGAGCACACAGCCCGCGTGGTCGAGGAGCAGCGCGGGCGTATCGCCGTCGGGCCGCAAGCCGCGCCCGGCCATCTGGAGATAGAGGCCCTTGGACTTCGTGGGCCGCGCGAGGATCACGCACTTGCAGCGCGGAAGATCCCAGCCCTCCGTGAGAACGCCGAAGTTGGCGACGACGGTCGTCTCGCCCGTCGCGAGTCGCGCAAGGATCGCAGCGCGCTCGTCGTCGTCGGTGGTCCCGTCGAGGTGCTCGGCGCGCACGCCCGCCTCGCAGAACTGCGTGGCGATTGCGCGGCTGTGCGCGACGCTCGCGGCGAAGACGACGGTGGTGCGCCCGGCCGCGTGCTCTTGCCAGTGCGCGACGATATCGCCGACGAGCTCGCGCCGGTTCAGCGCCTCGTCGAGGTCGTGGAGGTTGTAGTCGCCCGCGGTCGACTTGATCGTCGAGAGGTCCACCGGGTGACGGGTGCTGTACACCGTCGGCACGATTAGGAATCCCTCGGCTGCGAGGTCGCCGAACTGCGCGACTTGCACCAACGCACCGAACGCGTCGCCGAGGCCGCGCCCGTCGCCGCGGCAGGGCGTCGCGGTGAGTCCGACGACGACAGCACCGGGGTACGATTCGAGAATCCGCTCGTACGTGCGAGCCGTCGCGTGGTGAGCCTCGTCGACAAAAACTAGGTCCGCGGGCGGGTGCTTGCGGCCCACCAATGTCTGCACGCTGGCCACCTGCACCGGCGCGTGTGGCCGGGCGCGAGGGTCGCCCGCGAGGATCGTCCCGAGGTGCTCGCGCGAGAGGCCGCTCGCGAGGAGCTTCCCATAGCACTGGTCGATCAGCTCGCGGCGGTGCGCGAGGAAGAGGGCGCGCTTCTGCTTGCGGACGGCGCCCGCGATAATCGACGCGGCGACGACCGTTTTCCCCCCACCTGTCGGGAGCACCATCAGCACGCGACGGACACCGCGGGCGATCTCGGCGCGGACGGCTGCGATACCGCGGTCCTGGTACGGTCGGAGTTGCAGAACGGGGGGTGTCGGTGGTAGGGAATCGGTCATCGGCTGCGCCCTCCTTTGGCGCAATAGTCGGTCACTCGTTCGAGCGGTTGGCGCCGCTGCGGACGGCTATTGCTACCGCGGGACGCGTCGGATTGCAAGCGCGCAGCGATACGCGAGAAGTTGCACGGCGTCGCGCAGTGTGGTATTCGCGGCGTATGACTGCATCACTGGACGACAAGTTGATCGCTCGCATCAAAACCGCTCTCCTGACGTGCACGCGGACGGAGCTAGCAGCGCGCTGCGGCGTCTCGCACGCGACGCTCGGGAGGGCGCTGAACGGCCTGCCCGTCGGTGCGCCCACGCGCAAACTGATTGCGCTGGAGGTGGGCAAGTGACGTATCCTGTCCACCCGGCCGCGACGCTGTTTCCGATGATGGACGCGGAGGCGTTGCAGGCGCTCGCCGACGACATCCGCGAGCACGGGCAGCGCGAGCCGGTGATTCTCTATCACGGCGCGGTGCTCGACGGACGCAATCGCCTGCGATTCCGGCCGCCTACGCCCGTCGCCACGACCTCACGCAGGCCGTCGCGCGCACGGCGCTCGCCGAAGCCGGTGGCAACATCTCGCGGGCATCGCGCTCGCTGGGCGTGGCTCGCTCCACGCTCCGCACGCATCTCGCTCGCGCCACCGCGGACGAACTGTCCGCGGCAGCATCCTGATCTGCCCCTTCCTCTTGGAGAGCCCGGTCGGAGTTTCTCTCCGCCGACTCGAAGACCCGCTCGCCCGGGCTCTCCGCCTTCCTCCTCGACGGGAGTCCACGCGCTGCGCGGTGCAGCGCGCCCGGCATGTCACGTCGAGGAGCCGAGGCATTCATGAACATCGAAGCTCGTTCTTCCAACGGCGCCTCGACGGCGCTCGCGGTCATTCCCGCGCCCGCGTCGCCGCCTCCGCCGCCTCCACCGCCGACGCTTCGCGGCCGCTCCTTCGCGTCGGTCTACGACGACGTTCAATCGCGTGCCGGGGAGATGCTTCCCGACCAGGTCGTGCACGTCGCCGACCTGCGCATGACCCCGTCGGGCGACCTCGCCCTTCCGGGCAACCTCCGCTACCGCCTCAACCCGTTCGCCCGTCGCGGCCTCGCAACGATGCTCGGGCTCAACTGGAGCCGATGGTTCGCCCAGGCGAGCGGCGAGGAGCGAGCGGAGGAGATCAACCGTCGCTTCCAGCGCACGCCCGGCGAGAAGAAGATCCGCGCCTGGGTCGATCGCGATGGGACTGCCGACGGCATCGCGCGCGCGTTCCTCGGGCCGGCCTTCACGCCGATCGACGACGCCCGCCTGTTCGAGCGCATGCACACGATGATGCGCGGACTCCTCGACGAGTACGTCTTCACGGCGGTGCAGTTCACCGACGCGACGACGCACTACACCGCCGCGCACGTGGACGGCTTCGACATCGACGGCCACGGCGACCTGCTCCACCCCGGGTTCCACCTTCGGAACAGCGAGGTCGGAGCCGCCGCCCTCTCGCTCGACGACCACTGGCTGCGCCTCGTCTGCACCAACGGCCTCATGCTCCGCGTCGGCGGGAAGCGTTCGCTCTACCGCACGCATCGCGCGATCGACGACGACCAGCTCGCCGCCGCGCTCGTGATCGCCGTCGGGAGGCTCCCCGAGCGCTGGCAGATCTCCTTCGCTTGGATGCAGTCCGCGAGGACGATCCGGGTCCCGCACCCCGACGATGCCGTCGCCGCGATCCTGGGCGACTCCGCCGAGGTGCCGAAGGCCCTGCTCGAAGAGGCTCAGCGCGTCGTCCTTCGGGACGGCGCCACCAGCCGCTTCGACGTCGCGCAGGCGATCACCCTCGTCGCGCACGCGACGAACCGCGACCCGGAGGTGCGCTTCGCCATGGAGCGCCTCGCCGGCGAGTACCTCGCCGCCACCATCTCCGCCTGAGCGCTCCCTTCTCGGGACCACTCCCCTCTCGGCCCGACCATGTCACTTCCTGGTCGGGCTTTTTGCGTCGCGCGCGCGCGGAAGACCGAAGAAGAAATGTGTGAGCGATCGATGGGTCCCGGGGCGTTGGTCACGGTCGGATCGTCTGGATGCCGTTGCGGCCAGCCGTCGACGCGTCGTCGGTCTCGTTTTTCGGCTCGTCAGAAATGCGTGGGAAGTGGGAATGTGAGTTCCGGATGGGTGTACGGATTCGCCTTGTGCGCCGCGGAAATCGAGTGATCGCCCTGCCTCGACGGCGAAGGCAGGGCGCGACGGCAGGGAGTGATGCGAGCCGGGGGTTGGTGTGACGGCAGCCTGCGAGGGCACCGTCGCCGTCGGGAGCGCCCGCAGCGACGGCAGGGGGTGGCGCCAGGGGGTGGCGGCACGCGCGATCCGAGCCGCCGCCGCGCCCCGGGAGTGTCGGCGTGAGGCTGGTCCGTGGGTAGGGCAGAATCCGAGGCCGGGAGCCGCTTGCGATGGCCCAGGAGCGGCCGGGCGGGGTACAAATAGGATCGTCATGGCGACCGCGGACCAGGTGAAGGCGCTCATCCGGAGCCATGCAGATGGCGACGACACGCGCTTCTACGCGATCGCCATGCAGGTAGCGGCGCAGGCGGCCCGCGGCGGCCACGGCAAGTTCGCCCAGGAGCTTCGCGAGCTCGTCGACCAGGTGAAGGCGCGCGCCCACGCGGTCGAGCCCGTACGCGGGCCGAAGCCGGTCCCGCTGGCCCAGCCGAGAGGCGAACTGGCCGGGCTGCTGACGGTCGGCTACCCGAAGACCCGGGTCGTCGACATGGCGCTGACCGACGCGCTCCGCGCCCGCCTCGATCGCGTCCTGACCGAACAGCGACAGCGCGATCGGATTCGTGAGCACGGCTTCGCGCCGATGCGGAAGCTCCTCCTGGTGGGGCCGCCCGGGACCGGCAAGACGATGACCGCGGCGGCGCTCGCGGGCGAGCTCGGGCTGCCGCTCTTCAGCATCCAGCTCGACGGGCTCATCACGAAGTACATGGGCGAGACGGCGGCGAAGCTGAGGCTCGTGTTCGACGCCATCCAGTCCACGCGCGGCGTGTATCTCTTCGACGAGTTCGACGCGCTGGGCGGCGAGCGCGGCACCAAGAACGATGTCGGCGAGATTCGCCGCGTGCTCAACTCGTTCCTCCAGTTCCTGGAGCAGGACGAATCGGACAGTCTCGTGCTCGGCGCGACCAACCACGTCGGACTCCTCGACCGCGCGCTCTTCCGTCGGTTCGACGCGGTGCTCGAGTACGCGCTGCCCACGTCGGACATCGCCGCGCGCGTGATGCGGTCGCGCCTCGGGTTGCTCGACACGTCGGCCATCGATTGGAACGCAGCCGCCAGGGCCGCCGAGGGACTCAGCCACGCGGAGATCGTGATGGCCTGCGATCACGCGGCGAAGAACGCGATCCTCGACCACTCGACCGCCGTTCGCGACGCGGAGTTGACCGCCGCGCTCGAAGAGCGACGCAGCACGCACGCGTAGCTCGTCGAGGAGAATGACGCGTGGCCGCCCCTCGCAACCGCAAGCACATCATCGTTCCGGTCAGGCCCACGACCGAGTCGTACAAGCCGCACGGTCGGAAGTTCGACATCCCGAAGCCTCCGGCGCCCGCGAGCCGCAAGGCCCACGGGAAGGCGCTCAAGAACGCGCTCGATTCGGCTGTGGAAGAGGCCCTGAAGCGGCGCGCGGATGCCGGCTGCGAGGTGCACGGTGCCGAGCCGGGTCTCTACGTGCAGTTCGAGAGTCAGCCCGGGGCGCGGGTAGTGCCTCACCGGCAGCTTACCGTCCCACGGCACGCTCCAGTCGCGCAGGTAGTCCATCGCTCCTGCGCGCTCGCTCGTTCCGCTCCACACGGCGCGGTCGACCGGGCCGAGCCCGCGCAGGAACGCGTTCCAGTCGCGCACCGCGTAGGAGTACAGCCGAGAGCGGCGGCTCATACGCTCACCACGCCCGGCGGCGCCGACACGCCGACGACCGTCCAGCCAC